ATGGCAACGATAACAAAACGTGAATCTGGCAAGTGGCAAGCCAAAATCCGCATCAACGGCAATACCAGATCCGCCACATTTCGCACCAAGGGCGAAGCTACCAGCTGGGCCAGCTCACTTGAAACCGAAATTTCCGCAGTGCGATCGGGCAGCACACCCAATCGAACAGTCGGCGAAATGCTAGAAAAATACATTATAGAAGAATTGCCGAAGAAGCGCGGCGAACGCCAAGACACGCTACGTATGCGCCGAATCCAGCGCGACGAACTACTAGCAGACGTTTCACTGCGAGTCATCGCCCCATCCGATATCGCCGAATGGCGCGATCGACGCCTTGCGAAAGTCTCATCGGCCAGCGTATTGCGCGAGCTATCCACTTTAAGCCACGCATTTACGATCGCGATGAAGGAATGGGGATGGATCAGGCTCAATCCATGCCATGCGATCAACAAACCTGACTCATCACCGCCACGCACCCGTAGATACGCACAGGACGAGATTGACCGGCTATTACTAGCCTGTGGCTACGACCACAACGAAAAACCGATCACAATGCAATCCCGTGTCGGCTCAGCTCTATTATTTGCATTTGAAACAGGCATGCGCGCGGGCGAAATCGTCGGCATCAAACCAGAACACATCGATCTTACCCGCCGCATCGTACACTTACCGAAAACCAAAAACGGCCACCCCCGTGATGTGCCGTTATCAAAAGAAGCAATCCGCCTATTGCAGCAACTTGATGGCATTGCCCCACCTAAAGCGGCTGTTTTCTCAATCTCATCCGGATCACTGGATGCGCTCTTTCGCAAAGCTCGCGACCGAGCAATGATTGAAGGCGTGCGTTTTCACGACAGTCGCGCCGAAGGATTAACCCGCCTAGCAAAAAAACTATCCCCGATGGAATTAGCAAAAGTCAGCGGCCACCGTGATTTACGCATCTTACTCAACACCTATTACCGAGAAGACCCCGCCTCACTCGTCGATAAATTAGGTTAAAAATAAGCCCGCATCTGCGGGCTTTCATTTTTATAGATCATCAAACCCCTGAGACTGACAGGGTGCAATTCGCAAAAAAACCAACACCCCTCCGACTAAAACCCCCTCATTTTCATGGACATATGTGTTTTTGATTACTTGTGATTCACGCTCTAAAATGGCAACATCCATGAGTCATTCTTTCCTTTGGCTTTCGAATGGCACGAGTAAAGGCGGTTGCAGCCGCTTTTACTCACCCCTATAAACATAAAACTTCTTAATGTTAGCTTGCGAAGTGACAAAGTGTCACTATACTGAAAAGTTTATCCGCGCCAAAATCGGCAGGATGAATGACCTATACCGATCCCAATTTCGCCTGCCTTGGGCGCTTTACGAAGCACTACAAACGCAAGCCACAGAAAACGGCATCAGCCTCAACGCTGAGCTTGTCCAGCGCCTGCAAGCAAGCCTGTCGCCACAACCTAATATTGATGACATCAGACAAGAGCTAAGCCGCCAGAGCCAGCAAATTGATCTATTAAGGGAATCAATCAACAGACTCCTGATAAGCATCGAGAAATCCTAACAAACCAAACAATTCAAACGGGCATCGATAAACAACAGCTTCATTCGACGCCACCCAAAAAAACATCACATTACAAAAAAGTGACAACACCTTAAGCCCAGATTTACGGAGGATCAAGCATTTCCAACCTAGGGTAATCACCTACAAGTACCCAAAGGCAAAAAAATTGATTGATCCAACCCACTGCTAAATACCCTTACAGCAACAAAAATCCTAAAACTTAACCCCACACCCAAGCAAGCTTATAAAAATTGAACCGGCGAAAAAAGGCTCCAAAAAAGCCGAACTCACTCAGAGTTTTGACTCACCCACCACGCCTGCCAGCCGATCACTTCATTGCGCCACTGTTGGCAGGTTTCGTAATTGCGGGCGATGACGCCGAGGGCGTCAGCTTTTCCAACTGGCTCGGGTGATTCATCAGGTGCGCTGGCGGCGGTGCCAGGGCTTGCAGCAATGTCGTGGATCCGCACCCACTCAGAATCCAGCCGCTGATCACACACACCACCAGCCGTTGATACAGCCGCATTTTCAGATTGCGCATACTTCACCACCTCTTTCGTTACTGTTTTGTAAATCACCCGCGTACGCTCGATGGCACTGGCATTAGCTACCGCAGCCACCATCGCCGAGGCTTGCTTTTGCTCAGTTTTGACCGCAGCCTTTTTCACAACCTTTAGCTCTACCGCATCCTTGCTATTGCTGGCGCTCACCCACCCAACACGCAGCCCAAGCGCAAAAACAGCGAGCAATGCCAGCACGCAAGCCAACAAGCGATATTCTTCAGGAATTAACTTGAACATACGTTCGATACCTTTTTAAGCAGCGCAGTGCACGCCAAATGAATCACGGTTTTGCATCCTGATTCACTCGATTTACCCCCAACGCCTGTGGATTATTTTCCGATGAGCACCGCTTTAGCGCGTGCCCAAATAGCTTGGCGATCGGTAAGGCCATTGGTGCCGCCGTTGATACGCCGCGTGAGCCCAACAAAATCACCTTTGTCGGCGTAACGATTCAGATCATTGCTCGCCCAAAACCACCCTGCCGAACGTGCCGCCAGTTCGGGCGTTTCGAGTTTGGATGGGTTAGCCAATAGATCGACCCCGAGCGCTTTGCTGCAAGCGGCGTAATTGCTGCGACCTGTGATCTGGATTAGTCCGCGCCCTTTGTAGAGCCGACCATCACCATCGGCAGCGGGCGTATTGCCCAGCGCCTTGGCTTTGCTGCCCGTATCATAAGCAGCGCCACTGGCCAGCTCTTTAACGTACAAAAGCTGCCCTGATTCATGCCCAACTTGCGCCAGAAACGCAGCCGCTCGAGCAGGCGTATCAATCGCAAACTCAATCAGCGCGGCATTGAGGTGCGGCAGAAATAGCGCCGCGCGCCGCCCTGCCCCTGGGTACATAGCGCGAAGCTGATGTTCAGTGATTTGCATCAGCCACCCCCGTTAATTTTATTGACCTGCTTTTTCAGCCACAACTCAAGGAACTGCGCGCCAACAATCCCCAAACCCGAACCAATCGCCATCAATGCCAGCGGTTGAATATTGGGGACTTGAATCAGCGCAGCGCCTGCGACAGCTGTTGTGGCGCTACCCAAAATTGCCCGACCCAAACACAGCCGGACGGTTAGTTTTTCGCTCGAAACTAGCAATTTACCCACTCCAATAAATGCGCCAAGACACAGCAGCCAGATAAAATTCTTTTCGTATTCCTGCATTTACGTTTCCTTTGGGCGTAAAAAAACCGGACTCAATCCGGCGTAACAAACAACATGAATCATTCACAGCACCTAATCAGCGCATTAAGCACCCCCATCCATTTCAAAGTAAATCAAATCACTATCGGCCATCATGGATAGCCGATGCAGCTCTGTCGCTTCCCACGCATAAGCATTACCCACATGTGTAGCAACAGCAGCGCCGATGGATTTGAGTTCGTCTTGCGTGACTGTTCGAAAAACCCCGTCATCAAACTTCCAGCCCGCCGTCCAGACGCCCAGTGTGACCCCGGATGTGATTGCGGCATTCAGCTTGGACTGGGCTTCGCGCTCGGTGTTGACCGGATGGCCATTCCAAATCGTGCCACCGACTTCCTTTTGCCAGCGGCGATCCGCAATTTCGGTAGCAATTGCAGCGCGTGATTTGGGTTGCGGTACGAACTCCCCGTCTTGATAGATGCAGCCAACATGATCGAACCCATCAATCCCAAAAATTGCAGTATTGCCGCGTGCGGCTTCCCCTGCGATCACCACAGCAGGATCACCGATGGGGAAATGCCCCGCATTGACCACGACGCCCGCCGCATTGACGACGATGTATTGTTTGCTTAACTTCATAGCTACCTCGAAAAGACCATCACGCAAACGGATTGCACGGACGGCGAATTGCCACTCCACGACGGGGCAAAGTTGTACGACCCAGGGTTTTCAATCGCGTACTCGACAAACGAAACCGCCTGCCCTTGAATGGTTCCTTTTGAGAACTTAATCACAAGCGACTCGGCATAGCTCACGCCATACCACACTGAGTTCACGCCGGAATATCCCCTAGATATGCCGCGTGCAACGATGTGATCTGCTGTGATCGTGCCTGCGGTAATCGCGCCAGCGGCAATTGAAGTCGCTTGAACATTCCCGCGAATAATCAATTGACCGCTCGCTTGATCCCACTGCAAGTAAGCGCCCGTGCTTGAGTTCCCGAGTAGCATTCCTTCGGGACCTAAGTAATAGCCGCCAGCCGCCCACGCATAACCCGAATACGCGCCACCCATAATCGCGCCAGCAACAATCCTGCCCCCAGTCAGTAACAATGTACCGTTAGCAGCGTTGTATTCCAGTGACTTACCGGCATAGTAGTTGCCCAGCAAAAAACCACTTGGACCAAGGTACATATTCTGCGCGCCACTGACAGGCCAACTCCAACCAGCACGCGCACCACCCAAAATCGCCCCAGCAGTCATGTGCAAGTTGCCAGAAACGTACAGCTCTCCGGTGCTTGTCGTGATCGCCGCTAAATTGGCGACCGCGATGTGCTGCGCTTGAACTGCCCCCGCGTAGATGTGCTGCGCTTTAACCGCGAGCGCAGCCAGTTTTTCAGCGGTGATCGCCGCTGCTTCGAGGTGCTGCGTCTTCACTGCGCCATCAACGATCAGCTCAGCAGACGACATCTTGGTGATTGAGACAGCGCCTATGCGCACATACCCAGCCGTCAATTTGTTGCGGATGCGGATCTGAATCGCGCCGTACGTCACATTTTCAGGCATTGTATAAACGCCAGTCAGCACGTTCATGCCATTGACGATCTGGCTGGCGCCCTCGGGATCAATCGCTACACCATTAAAGCCCAGCCAAATTAGCCCAGGAATATGAAGCACCGGATTGACCGCCCCAACGACCCCCACACCTTCTGCAATCAGCTTGATTCTGTACTTGGCGCCGGCCTCAACTGGCATCAGCGAACTAGAGCAGTCCGTGCCAATGCCAGGGCGAAGAATAGCGCGGCGTACCGAGCCCAGTGCGCCAGGGGTCACTACCGTTTCAATCTCTTGGTTCGCAGGAAAGCCCCACCAAGCCAAGTCTTGAAACGTCGTGTTCGGGATCAAATTGCTGGAATTGCTGATCAATACTTGATCGGCACTCAGCAAAAATGCCGATGTAGCGCCATCATTGAACGCCTTCATGCCTGCAATCTTGCCTGCCGCATTGAGCGTCACCTGCCACGTCGACGCCAACTTGCCCGTTGCGGCATTGCCGACCGACAGCGCACTGCTTGCCGTCGAACTCACCCCATCGACCACCGCAGCCAAGCTCGTCACGCTGCTGGCTTCGGCCTTGTTTTGCGTCGCGTCGACAATCGCTTGATTGACGGTGGTGATGCTGGCGGTCAGCTCTGCTTTGCTCGCCGCATTGTTAAGCGCGGCGACATCGGTTTGGCCGGTGCGCCACTCGGTGGGTTGAGTCGCGCCTGCGGGAACGATTTCAAGCTGCGGGCGGGTGAAGAAATGCCAGCTATCGGCTTGGCCGCTGGTAGTGATGTGTTTACCAATCCTCACCATGGCTAAAACGGCCGTAGGAGGAGCAAGCAACAAACACTTCATCCGCTTATAGCCCGTTAGCGCTTTACCCCCGCCAGCTTCTTCGGCGTTCAGATCTTCGGCGTAGCCGACCGCCACGCCCTGCGCATCAAAAAATGCCAGCGTGATCCAGCCTCGGGCGCGATGAGCACCAGAATAGACGGAAAAAACGTAGGTTTTACCCGCCTCAACCGCCACAGATTGCTCGGTGTAATGGTAGTCACCAGCACCTACACCGATTTGCCGAATTGATAGCGTATTGGCGGTGAGTGCGGGCGTGACCGTCCATTCCGGTTGAGCGTTGATCGCGACACTGATGTTCGGCAAATTGCCTGCAAAGCCCCAAGCATTGGGCATACCGCTGCTGACGGCTAAAAAGTCCGCATTCAGCAATAGATTGCCCGAAGTGCCTGCCGCACCTTTTGCAGCGAGCGTGTTGACGCTTTGCGTACTGGCCTTGCCACTCATATCAATCGCGATGACATCCAACTGCTGATTCATCGCTTCGACACTGCGGCCGCCCGCGTTATCTAGCCGTGCCTTTAGCCCAGCCACGCTTTCTACAGTTGCTCGACCATCCGCCGTGGCTTGCGCTGCGGTCGCCGCCGTCGCTGCGGCGGTGATGGCGTTTTTGACATCGCCGCCCACATTAAGCCGCGCCGAAATGGCGTTAGTTTGGATCACTTGCGCCGCATCCGCCGCCACTCGAGCCTGTGCTTCAGCGTCAATCGCCGCCGCCGAGTTGTTGCCCGACACCAAAATAATATTGTCGATACGCGTCGACATCGCCACGTCGGCATCTGCTAGTGCGGTGAGGCTGTTGTTAACTGTGGCCTGATTCTGCGCCACAGCCGCCGACAAGTTCGTGACCGTGCTGGCTTCGGCTTTGTTTTGCGTCGCGTCGACAATCGCTTGATTGACGGTGGTGATGCTGGCGGTCAGCTCTGCTTTGCTCGCGGCATTGTTAAGCGCGGCGACATCGGTTTGGCCGGTGCGCCACTCTGTCGGCTGAGTCGCGCCAGCGGGAACGATTTCAAGCTGCGGACGGGTGAAGAAATGCCAGCTATCGGCTTGGCCAGCGGCGGTGACGTGTTTACCAATCCTCACAATGGCTGAAACTGCCGTGGGCGGAGCAAGCAACAAACACTTCATCCGCTTATAGCCCGTTAGCGCTTTACCCCCGCCTGCTTCTTCGGCGTTCAGATCTTCGGCGTAGCCGACTTGGGAACCTGCGGCATCAACAAATGAGAGTGTTTGCCAACCTCGACTACGGTGCGCCCCAGAGTAAACTGAAAGTGCGTAGGTTTTACCCGCCTCAACCGCCACCGTTTGCTGTGCGTAATGGAAGTCGCCTGCACCTGCGCCGATTTGCCGAATTGATAGCGTATTGGCCGTGAGTGCTGGTGCGACAGTCCAATCAGAGTCGACATTCACCCCGACGCTGATATTCGGCAAATTGCCCGCGAAGCTCCAAGCATTCGGCGCACCATTGCTGACGGCTAAAAAGTCAGCATTCAGCAATAGATTGCCCGAAGTGCCTGCCGCAACTTTGGCCGCAAGCGTGTTGACGCTTTGCGTGCTGGCTTTGTCGTTTTCTACGGCCACGATGCGCGAGTTGTAACCCAACGCCGTCGCCACATCATTCGCGACCGAATCTTCGAGCTGTGAGCGCGCCACTTTGCCGACCAAACTAGCCACCGCTACCGAATCGGTGTACTTCGTGCCGTCCCAGCGATAGATCGCTTTATCCGCGATAACAAAAATCACATCAGCAACTTTTGTTATTGGCTTCGTCGCGACCACCTTGGGCGCGGCAATGTCCGCCGCAAGCCACTCGCTTTTAATTTCAGCGGTGTACTTCGTGCCGTCCCAGCGATACATTGCCCCAGCAAAAACCACGAAGTCAGACGACTTCACTGCGGGCAAGGCTCCCACCACTTTAGGCAGTGACGTACCCTCTAGCGCAGCAAATGCAGTGTTCGCGTTGTCGACCGAATCTTGAATCTCTGCCGCTAATGCGCCTTTTTTAATCGATCCTAATTCGAGTAAGGCCGCATCTAAATTGGTGATGGTGACCACGTAGCTACTGCTGTAATTCAAACCAACATCGCCGAATACGTCATAGGCGGCAGCGCGTAAGTAATAGGTATTGCCGACCGTCACTGGCACTTTATTGACGGCATTGACTAACACCGGATCATCCAGCCGCCCCTTATACGCCAGCGTTTCAGCACTTGGGGTAAAGGTAGGGGTCGGGCTCAGGTGGATCATCACCCCATCCACATCGGTCTCGGCAGGCGGGAGGCAACGGAATGCAATCGCTAAAAAGTTAGACCAGACCTCAAGGCCATTCAATGCCGCAGGCACGGCATTGGTTTCGGTTTTTTCTGCCCAATTGACTGAAATCAGCCCCAACCCAGAGACGGCTTTGATGCGAATCGTCACGGTGCGGTTGATGCTGTCTGCGGTGTTCATCGCGAGCGTGTAAACATAACTCTCAGCAGCAATCACATCACTACGCCGCGTAATGCCGCCGGTTGAAATCTCAATGGCGTATTTGACGGCATCGGCGCTTTTTGCCCAGGTAAAAATAAACTCACCCAAGGGGCCAAACTCACACACCAGCCCCGTCACATCCGGCAAAGATCCGCTAGGGGCAACGCCGCTGGCTTCGACCGTGATTGCATTACCAACGCGACCCAGTGCCGAAACCCCCGCCACAGATACAAAATACGGCGCGTTGGGAATTACGGGCAGCAGCGCCGATAAGTCGCGGGTGGACATACTTTGCCACGTGGCTTCAGATTGCTTGCGCCAGCGCACCAAATAATCAACGACTAGCCCTGGCACAGCAGGCCAAACCGCTTTCAAGCGGCATTGCACTTCGCCTGCCCATGAATATTGATTATCTGTCGTTACCACCAAGCTCGCGGGTGCGGCCAAAATCGCAAATGGATCGGGCAGATTGGTTGCAGGGGGTGGTGGCAATGCCGACAATGGCGCATCGGTATAGAGCCCCGCATCGTATTCATGCGCAGTAATTTCAACGTCACCCGATGGCAAAGGCTTCACCGTTAAGACGCGAAATTGTTTATTCACCCAGCCTGTCGTCTCATACGAAACACTGATGACATCGGTCGGCAATAGTCTTTGCGCTTGGGAGAGCGCAGTAAAGCTCAAGCTCAGCGCATTGCGTGACGCACGTAGATCTCGCACCGCCAAATAGCGCGCACGGCGCTCATCGTAAGCCAGTGAGTAATCACGCTGCGATTCCAGCAAAGTGCCACCGTCTTCTGCGCGCCAAGTGGCATTAGGCAGTGTGACGGTCGATTCTTCAAAATTGCGCGCGGGATCGATGAAGCGACCGACGAGCTGATTGAGTTTGTCGCGCCGATCTGCGGCCTTGATTTGCACTTTGCCGACGAGAATATCGCTATCGAGCGACATCACCGGCACATCGGCTTTATCGAGTACGAGCGAATACACATCATCGATGTACAGCAGCGAGCCGCGCATGTGTTCCATCAGCTCTTGCACATTGTCCAAGCACGCTTTTGACGTATCAATCATGCCGCTAATCGCATAGCGTGGCACAGGGGCAGCGTGCCCCATATCAATCAACTGGTCACAATAATTGGCCTCGGCAATGATCGCGCTATCGTTCACGCCGCCGACCGTCAAGCCACGACCATAACGCGGGCTGAGCAAGTAATCACGCAGTGCCAATGCTGGATTTTTTGATGCGGTCGTTGTGCCGTTGCGTGGGTCGTAAACCAGCTTGCCGGTCATATCGACCGTGATGATTGGCACTGCGCGCCACACATCAGGATTCCACTCTAAGCGCACGTAGCTATAGGCCACACCGGATAATTTATGCGCGGCAGTCCACTTTGCGGGCAAGGCCGCAATCAAGCTAGCGCAGGCGGCTTGATCGTCGGCACCATCAAAATACTCCCACACGACTAAATCCTGCGCGGTTTCCTGCTCGATGTAGCGATCAACTTCAACGGGGTAAGGTGGCCCGTTCACCGGCGTACGGATTTCAATCACCGTGCCCGATTTCACCTGCGCTTTGGTTTTTTTCTTAAACTTAGGATCGGTATAAGCGGTGCCATCTAAATACAACATCGTTGCCGCGCCACACTGGCCTTCGGCATGGGCAATCACGATGTGCAAAAACTTTTTATCTGCGGAAACTTCCTGCAAGCAATAAAAACCGCCCATGCGTACTGCGCCATAAACCACTGGCAAATTGCCGACGTTGGAAGTGGTATTGAATTTCAGATTCATTGCCGCGCGCGCGGCTTCGGCCTGATCGCGGGCGACCGCATCGGCTTTTTTCTTGGCGCGCTTGGCCGTGTGCCGACCAAAGATTGTGGTGGCGAATAGCCCTGCGAGCTGAGGGCCGCCGATACCGATGGCTGCAAGAATAGGCATAATTAACTCTCAAATCGGTTTAAACGAACGGCGCGAACAAACGGCACATCGCTCAAAGAATACAAAACCACGCCTGTTTCAGGATGGGCTGTCAGCAGCCTTGAGCCCACCAGAAGCGCTGCACCGATACCGAATGGCGGCTGACCTGTAAAGCCGATGTCACCGACTTGCATTTGTGTGACTGGTACTTCAACAAAGCCAATCGTGCCCAGGTATTCAATCAAGCCATCCAAACCGTCGTCGCCCAAAAAACGACGCATCGCGGCTGCGGATTTGAAGTGCTGCTGATGATCGGCGTACAGCGTGTTGCCCGTGGCCGCGTCCAAACCGCGAAACGCCAAAGCCATGCAGACGGTATTCGGGCGCTCATAGGGCTGACCGAGCACACTGGCCGCAAAATCACAGAGTTGTTGTGTAAATTCCATTACGTGCCACCCCATTGCAGTTCTTTATTCAGCTGCGATACAAATTCAAAACCCATATCACCAGGGAAGTGAACCTGCTGCGCTTCGTGATTCGTTAGCCGGCCGCGCACGCGCTCGAAATCGACAAAGTGATTCGATGCACGCACTTGGATCGTGCATTTGCCTGTATCGGGATCGTCTTCCGTCAGTGGCCCATCGCAGCGACCATCAAACAAAGTGAATGGCGTTTGCATCGTGCCAGCAGCATCAAAGTACGCCCGCCAGAGCGTCAGGCGACGCCCGAGAAAGCTGTATTGCAGCGTGGCGGAAATCAAAGCCTGATCGACACCGGATAGCGTGACGGTCAGCGTGTTGATGTTCATTCCGTCGCCATCACCATCATGCTGAAAGTCGAGAAAATGCCCCGAGGCCATATAGGTATTGATGCCGAGCGTCACATTGGTGATGTCGTCGGTTAAGCGCACCGTATTGCCATCGAGCGCGATATCTAATAAATGCACGTAGCGCTGCTGAGCGGCGCTCATTTCGTTGAGTGTGCCTGCGGGTAAATTTCGCATTAAGGTGTCTCGATGAGTTTCACAGAAATATCGTGAAAGAATGGCGCGGCAATCGGCATATTCTGGGCATTTTCAGCCAGCGCGCAGCGCACCAAAACGCCTTTCAGTGTCGCCACTGTTGATGCGGGCACCACCGCGATCAAGTCAAATGCCAGCGTCAAGGTTGCTATTCCAGAGGCATTGCTCACCGCATCTGCGGCTAAAACATAAGTTTTATTGTGATTGGCAAAGCGGATCAAATCACCGGCATTGAGCACGGTCTTATTGATCGGCAAACCACCCAGCAGCACCGTTTGCTGCCGAGCGGCCGCCGTTGCATTCACACTGGCAGTACTGGGCGCATTTGGATTTGAACTATCACCCCACAGTGCGGGTAAAAAATCAAACCTGCCAAAAGTACCATTCTGTGCCTGAATGAATCCCCACAAAGGCGCGGCCTGAGCCCGCGTTAGCTTTAACCAACTCACATCAAAGGTGAGTAAAGTAGTGCCAGCCTTGCGGGTTTGACTTTTGCCGGATTGAGTCTTGCTGTCATAGTTACTACTTTGACTGCCTGGCGAGATTGCGCTGGGCGCTAATACCGGAAATTGCGGCATGTTCGCCCCTTAAAATTGTGGTGTTTGGCGGCTGCGTAGCATGGCGCTACGCATTGCACTAGTGACCATCGTGTCGAAGTTTTTTGCCATTTCAGCCATGCCAGCTTCGATTCGAGCAACAGCCTCGGCATCCGCACCTCGAGCGTCAATCGTCGGTGAAAAATGCAGGGTAACTTCGCCGCTCGAAGCGCTATTGCCGCCACCATTTTTTGCCATTGCGCGGATGGGATTAGCCAAATGCGCAGGCAAGACCATTTCTTCTTGATGCAATTGAGTAATGGGGTTGACGCCACTTGGCACATCAAAGCCCTTTGCAGCAGCAAAAGAAGGCTTAAATACTGAAGAAGTGCCGCCAAATGCGCTTACGTTTGATGAACCGACGCCCAAGAAACCACCAATCGTGCCCAATAGCCCACCTACATTACCCAGCAAGCCACCACCACTGGATGTGCCGCCCAGCAGATCTGACATCGGTTTAATAATGGATTGGCGAATTTGATAGCGAATCAAATCGCTCACCATTGAATCAATCATGCCCTTGAAATTGGTTTTGCCGCCGGTTGTGAAATTCACCATCGCGTCTTCCATATTTTGGAATACACCGGTGTACATACCTTTGAGATCATCAGCCTCTTTCTTGCGCTGCTCAGCGAAGTCTTTGGCTGCTTTGTCGGCAGCTTCTAGCCCTTCAACACCTTTGCGTGCATCGATTGCGGCTTTTTGCTGCACGGCTTTTTCGCGATAAAATGCGAGCTCACGCTCATTTTCATCATTGAGTCGTGCCTGAATTGATACCCCCGCCTCGCCGACCTTCTGCGCTTCGAGCTCAGCAATCCTTGCCTCGGTTTTCGCCAGCGCGACTTCTTCAATCGCGCTTTGCTCCATGCCGTAAAAGCGCAATTTGAGCTGCCAAACCTCGCTATCCTGCCCAAGCTGCGCCAACTCTTTGGCACGGTTCTCAGCGAGCTTTTCTTGATCGTCGCGATAAGCTTTGGCGGCTTGATTCACATCGAGCTGCTGGGCGATCTCTTTGGCGACTGCCATTTGCGCTTGCAGGCCAGCGCGGGTTTTATCGTCTTTGGCTAGGGCGTAGGCTTTGGCGAGGCGAATGCCTTCTTTTTCGCCTTCATTGAGTTTTTCCTGCCCCGCGCCCTCTTGCCGTGCGGTTTCTAACTTGGCTTGCAAGCTGGCAATGGCGGTATCCGTTGGCGCATGAATAGCGCCAGCAACGCCTTTGGATTTTTTCTCCTTAGGCATTTCAGACTCTAACTTGGCGATTTTGTTATTAAATGCCTTGTCCAGTTTTGCTAAATATTCAGGAGTCGCACCGCCATCTTTAGCGTCTTGCAGTAAGACACGATAATCGCCTCGCGCTTTTTCAATTGCCGCACTCAACGCCTCTTTCTTGCTCACGTTATCCGCAATAAAGGCATCAGCTACCGTATTAGTCTTTTTAAGGCCGATCACCTGCCCTGTCGTTTGATCGATAGATCCAGTAGCAACCCCTTGTGTCCGCTCGACTGGATTTGCGGTATTGAATTCCGCAAAGATTTTATCGGCGGCCTCAAGGTCTTTTTTGCCTTTAAATAACTGCGCTTTATAATCTTCAAGCCCGTCATTCAGAATCTTTTTGCGCATCTCAAACACACGCTGACTTGGCGCATCTTGTGGCTTTAAATTGCGCAAATCGTTTTCTATGCCATTGATCTTGCCCTGAATCTTGTCATTTGAATCGGCGATGACATTGCGCGCATCAGCGGCTTTTGCGCGATTGCCGCCCGCCAAAGCTTCTTTAATATCCCTGGCCGCCTCACGGCTTGCCGCCGCCGCGTTTCCCGCCTTAGAGGCAACTAAATCCCAGTTTTGCCACAGCACGACCAAAGCACCAACGGCAATCCCAATGGGGCCACCAATTAATGCCAAAGCACGCCCTGCTACCGTAGTCGCCCCTGCCATCGCAGTGGCCGCACCTGCCGCAGCACCTTGTGCTGCACTCAAACCTGCCGTCGCGGTCGCCGCCGTGCCGGTAGCCGCAGTCTTGGCGACCAAAGCAGCATCTAAGCGAGCTTGTGCAGCAGTAAGCGCATTGGTCGTTAATGTTGCATCAGCTTGGGCGGTGGCTAAGGCCGCTTCTGCGCGCGCCAAACCTGTTGTCGCAGCAGCTAATTCCAACGACAGCCCCGCCAGCGCTGCCGTACGCTGCGCGCGACCAATTTCATTGATTTGCGCTCGTAAGCGCACTTGTTCGAGCTGAATTTCACCTTGAATCGTGCGAACCGTAGACGCGTAGCGCTCTGCATCAGCAGCCAAGACCACCACGGTGGTTTGCTGCTCGCCCAGCGCAACGGCGCGTTGTGACGCAACTTGCAGCTCAGCGGCCTGCACTGCCGCTCCAGCACGATTCATATCTTGCACGGCCAGCGCTGCCATACGTTCAGCGCGAACCACTGCACCTGCGGTTAATTCAGCCTCGGCGGCTAATGCTGCACGCTTGGCTTGAATGTCGATGACAGTTGCGCCAGTACTTGCCGCTAGCGCCCCAACGTATTTCACCCCAACAATACCGGCGGCCACCACAGCAGCTTGCGCCATAACGCCAAGGTGATTAGAAACAAACACAATGCCTTGCGCCAATGCCGCAGACGCACCTTGCGCCTCATTGAGGTGATGTAATTGCATTGCGGCGTTATCGGACAGCATTTGCGTGGCACGCAGCACCGTTGGCCCCATCTGCGCAAACTGAGCATCGACGGTTGATAAGCCTTTCAACATGGCTGGAAACACAATATCGGCAGTGAGCTTGCCGTTATCGGCCATGTTTTTGAGTTCGCCGCGCGCGCGACCCAAGCCCGCTGCCAATGCATCCAGTAGAAACGGGGCTTGCTCGTTGATCGAATTGAATTCTTCGCCGCGCAACACGCCAGACTGCATGGCTTGCGAAAACTGAACCAGCGCGGCCTTACTACCCTCGGTTGACGCACCGGCAACGACCAGCCCTTTGCTGACTTTTTGGGTAAAATCAATCACCCGAGATTGTGCAACGCCCAAATCCTTGGTGGCACGTGCCATTTGCACATATAAATCGGCATTGGCTTGATACGACGTTTGTGAGGATTGCGATTGAGCAAATAAGATTTGCTGCACCGCGACTAAATTTGCACTCCCATTGGTGACTAATTTCAGACGGCTATCAAGATTGGTCAGTGCGTCATTGGTCGCAATAATGCCGCCAAGACCATTGGTAAATAAACTGGCAGCAAAGAAACCGACCATTTGCGATTTAATATCAGCGAGCTGATTTGAAATCGACTCTAGGCCCTTGCGGGTTTTACTAAAGCCTAACTGCGTATCAGCGCCCGCTTTTTGCGCAGAATGCCCTATACTTTCAAGCGCACGGCTGGCTTTGCCTGCCTCCGCAACTAATACACGGCCATCACCCGTAATGCGGATCTGAACTTCGTTATTCGCCATAAAGAGTATTCCATGCTGAAAGTAGTTGGTTTGTTATTGAGCAACGCGGTCACGCTGATCGGCATTGCAATCTGGCTGTATATCGTTTGGGCTTTATTCGCCACTGGATCTGGCGCGGCATGGATCATGCTGTTGAGCGTTCCGCTGGCTTTCGGATATGGCCTACGGCAAAGCCTGAAGAAGAAATAATCCGTACTAAGACTTCGCATTGATGACTGCCAGCGCGGCATATTCCATCGTTTGCAGATCAACCCAGCACTGCGGCCGATCTGCATCGCTAATGCCATACATCACCAGCACTTGCGCCACACCACCGTAATCCAAGCCCACCACCCCACCCATCGGCGCAACTCGCCACTGAGTTTGGCAACGTGAAAACAGCCCGATAACGGGCTGCAATTCTGGCCATACGGCATCGTCATCGATGGGGAGTTCGGCGACTGGCAGTTCGATCCCGAACAAACTCAAATCGGTTTCAAACGCATTTTCTTTGCTGGGCGACCCAGCGACGATCCGCTGCGCCGCCGCGATTAGTTTTTTTCGCGCAAATTCCCGACTTCGGTCAGGTAGCGGGCAAACAGCAACTGGCTCATGCCCGGCACGCTCAGCACGTAGCGCAGATTGTTTGCGCTGTAGGCCAGCGGCTCGCCTGATTCATCGGCAACACCTTGCCAATCGGCAATCACATTGGCCAAAAAGTCGTTGACCGATTCAGTGGCATCGGGCGAAGTACGCTGCGCCAACTGCTCGGCAGGCAAGCGCTTAAACGCCACTTTGAATTTGAGTTCGGTTTCTACATCGGGGGTGCTTTGTTCGAGCACGGTAATTTCGCGCCAAAAAATGGCGAGCGCAGCGAGTTTCAACATGGGATTACCTATCTAGAACAGGGCGACAGCGCCGCCCTTGGGTTTATTTAAACGTCAGCTTGATTTCGTCGTTACCCGCATTCGGCGTGATCGCCAAACCCATTTTGAGCATGGTGTAGCCGTCGGAATCTTGATACGAAGGGTTATTCACCGAGACTTTTGGGGCATCAATCGCAACGATATTGCCCGCTACCGTGCCGTGCTGAATCGCCAGCACACCAGAAGTGGCAGCCATCGCAATAGCAAACCAGTCCTTAGCGGTAACGGTTGGCATTTCCATTGTGATCTCACCCACCACGGCACGATTGGTGATTTCAACTGACTTGGCATTGACACCAATCAGCTCGCGATAAACCACTTCGTTACCGCAATCGGCCGACATTGACTCGACCTTGCCCGCAAAGCCATGCAGCGTGACGGCAGTACTGGCGGCAGAGACCACTACTGGCGTTTGCACTGCTGCATACGTTGGTACGAGCATCGCAGCATCAGTCACAGGCGAATAAATACCAGTGAAGCTAAGTTTGAGCTTGGCAATGTCTTTCGCTGTCAGATCAAGCGACCAGGTGCCGCGACAACCTGTGGCTTTATGCAGCAAGCCATCTTGGTTGTAATACAGCGTGGCCGACTCAAAAGCACCTGAAACTGGGGTGTACTCCACCTTAATCGATGCTGTGATCACAGCCGCCATGCCGCAGGCACGCAGCAATACGTCGATATTCGGCACAGTGCCCGCCGCGCCTGAGCCAGTCATTTCGACCGTGCAATCGATCTTGACCCGCGCACCGCCTGGCAATTTATCCGAGCTACCCAGATGGGCACGGATCAGATTCCGATCAACCAAATCATTATCGAGCGGCGTGATTGACAGATCATTGACCTGAATCGCCTGCGCACCGGTCGGCACAGCATCAACGCCATACGTTGCTTCAATCTTGGCGACCAGGAGTTTTTTACGGGTTAAGGGCATTTTCTACCTCGACTGTACTGATTTTGGTTAATTTGCCCGTCTCAGGGTCGCGGGTATAGCTACCACCCTCTTGGGGTGTGACCTCAGAAACAGCAGGCGTTAAAAAACCCGCATCGGCGGGCTGAGTGGTTTGATCGGACGAGGCCTGATCGGCTGGTTTCTTGCTCATGCGCTAAGGCTCCAAAGGGGTTGAATTACGGTATTGCAGGGTGAAGTGCTGCCACAGCCGCACCAGCGGCAACTCGGGGTCGGGCTCGTTTTTAAATCCGTTGGCGGTGATATCAACGATTAAGCCACCCCACGATGTATCGGGCAGTAGCGCGGTGTGAATCACAGAGCGGCGACCTTCCAACTCAGCAAACGGCGCATCACCCGCCACAATCGACACCACGCTAAATTGCAATTGCCAGTCTTGAGGACCAATCACCCGTGTTTCAATCGGCGACACCTCCTCAATCAGCACATTACTGGCGGGCAGCTCGTCTTCTTCAAACGGCCTAAGCCGCATCACATACAACCCAGGCAATGCGGCCAATTTGGTGTACATGGCTTGCACGATGAGTTCGAGATGGGTCATTTGGTGAGCTTCGTGATGGATTTATTAATATTGGTTTCGATGGCGGCAAAAGCTGAGGCTTGCGCCGCTTGATAAGCAGGGCGAATAAACGGCCTAGCACTCATTTTTTTAGTGCCTCCCTCGAGGTATTTGGCGTAAAACGCATTGACGACAGCAGCAGACCCGCGCATCGATTTATGCTTAAAACGGCGCCCCGTCAGCGCTACGCGACGCGGCTTATTCAGCCGAAATACATTGCGAATCACCCCTGCTCTGGCCTCTGGCACTTCGGCATCGATTTGATAGCGCTTGGGTACCCGCCATGCGTTGATGTTCTTGCTTAGAAATTGTGTTTCACCACGCGGAACACGGCGATCAATCTCTTTGCGATAGACCTGCGCCCCCTGATATAGCGCCGCCAGCACATGCCGCCGCTTGCCGACATCAGCCAGATCAGCCAGCATTTGCTTGACCTGCTTGGAATCGGTACTGAGATTGGCACTCATGCGTTGGCCTCACAAATCAACTCAGTGAAGGCCGTCGCGCCAATCGGCAAGGCTGATTTAATTTCTAAAATCATGCCGCGCGTCACGACGCGCATCGCGGACGTAATGCCTGGGCGAGTACGAATCACCACCCGCCAACCGGCACGCGCATCGGCCAAATAAGATTCGGTGCGCTCAAAGCCACGCAAGGAATGCACTTCTGCCCAGACAACAGCGACACCGACCCAGACTTCGGTCGATTCGCCATAGCTGTTTTTCTGGCTGGTGCGCTGCTGGATGTTGATTTTGTCTTTCATCTTGGCGGGATTCATACGCGCACCACGCAATAGGCATCGAGCAGCCCATCTACAAATGAATCGGGCAACTCACCCACTTTGAGATCAGTGATTGCGTTGCGATTTTCAAAAGCAGTCGATACGCGCAACATCACCCAAGCCACAATATCCTCGGGCACTGGGCTCATTCCCGCCGTACAAATAACCTGCACCGCGTTGGGCTTGCCACTTTTAACCGTGGGCCAGCCAGTGGTAGGTGCAAAAATTTGCGGCGAGAGTGGATAAGGAAAGAAATCGACCCCAAGCAACGTTTGCAACGCGCCATTTATATCTAGGTATTGCACCGCAGACACTGATTGAACTGGACTCAGCGGCAATACACCATCACCAAACTTGCAAGCATCGACGCGAAAAGTACGCTGGGCGATGATTTGCCCAGTTAAATGCTCTGCACGGCGGCGTGCTGCGGGAATCAAGATATTAATTAGCGCATCTTCATCGGTGTGATCGACCTTGAGATACGATTTCATATCGGCAAGACTCACCGGCTCAGAGGCCGGAAGCGTGAGCTGGGTAATCATGGCAATCCAATGTGATAGGCGTAAAAAAACCCGCCGAGGCGGGTTACTTAGTTGAAGATAATTACGGTTTGCTTGATTTTACTGGCTTTGCCGAAGCTTCTTTTGTCGCCTGCGCCTCAACTGACTGATCAGCCACCAACACCGCCTGCGAACCATCTGGCAAGCCCCCCTCAGGATCAAGCAAAACCCCATCACCAGACCGATCTGCCACCAATGACGACTCATTCACCAAAAGCTCTGACGCTACTTCCATCAGATCAGGCAGCTTCGCCCAACCATTTTCAAGCGCCACCGCCGCACCCTTCTCATCAATACCAACTGGATCATCACCCTTCTGATATTCAATGACTTCAATTCCATCTGGCGACCATTTAAAAGCAGTCAGCACCACAATTAACACAATGATTGCATCCATCTCACACCTCATTCATCGCCCAGCCGAAGCTGGGCAGATATCAATTAAACAGAAACCTTCAGCAACTTGATGGCATTAGAATCCATCACGCCGCCGCCGACGCGTTTGGTGGTATAGAAGCTCACATACGGCTTATTAGTGTACGGATCACGCAATACACGCGTGCCACGCACATCAGCGATGGTGTAACCACGCTTGAAATCACCAAAGGCGATCGGCAAAGAGTTTGCCGCTACAATTGGCATGTCATCGTTTTCAACAATCGCCTTGGACAACAAAGTTGAAGGCTCACCAGCGTCAAGACCTGGACGCCAAATGTATTGACCATCGACGTCTTTCAACTTACGCAAAATGGAAATCGTCAATGGATTCATCATCCAGCTGGCGTTGGCGCGATAACCTGATTTCAAGGCATATACCAAATCAAGCAAAGCATCGGCATTGATCGTGGCCGCCGCACCAGAAACAACGTACTGCAACGTACCCAAGGCACGAGTTGCATCACTAGTTACTGCATTGGCATACGCCAAAATACCCTTGGCCTTACTAACACCATCACCCGATGTGAATGCCGCATTCTCTTTTTCGCCGAAGGTGATGGACAACTCACTCGCCAGCCATGCTTCGGCATCAAAAAACACATCATCCAGCATCTTTTGCGTAGCGGCCGGATTCGCGTAGAGCTCACCAAAGAACGGTGCCACCTGACCCAGTTTTGGAGCGGCAGTCTCAGGGCGAGCAGCGGTTTCACCTACCCAACCAGCAACAGCACCACCCGAATTGACTAGCTTTTTGTAATCTTCGGTACCCACCGTAATTACATTGGCAATTTGACGCATCGGCACCAAATTACGCTCAAGCTGGATAATGCTGCGGTCGATTTCTTCAGGCACCGCATAACCACCATCAGTATCAGTACCTAAATTTAATGCCTTAGCCTGCAAGTCCATCAAACCATCGTCATCGCCCTTGCGCATCATGCGATTAAATGCTTTTTTGTGCTCTTGCGCTTGTGCATCACCACCCAAACCATCACGTGCACTGCGCTTACTGAGTTCATCAATTGCAGATTTGACACCATCAAGATCAGTTAATGCCTTGTCGATGTTAGCCAGTTTGGCCTCAAAATCACCAGTTGGCTTGTTTTGCTCAACAGCCTTTAAGCGCTGCTCATTAGTTGATTTAAATTCATTAAATGCCTGACCCAACTCAGCGATCACGCGTGGCAAGTCAGCAGGATTTGCACCAGCAGGTGCATTTTTTGTTTCAAAACGGTTCATTCTCAGGCTCCACGTAAAATATTAATCAACGACTGAACTGCATTTGCCTCAGCAGCAGCCGCCGCTTGAAGCCCTTTCACACCAGTAACCCGAGCCGCCTCATTGGCCGGAAAGGTCACCACCGATACTTCGTAAAGATCAATTTGCTTGAGCGTTCGCACGCCCGTTACACGATCATAACTATCATCACGACTCACATAACCAATCGACAGACCACCAATCGCGCCCATTTTCATCAGCTCGTAAGCCTCTGCGCCGCGAGCAGTTTTTAAGGCCAACTTACCCTCGACATACAGACCCACATCGTCTTCACGCATCGCGGTATAAACACCGATAGGCTCACCTTGGCGGTGCTGCCACAACATCGCAGGAAGTCGCTTTTCACCCCGCCACTTCTCCAAAGAGGCAGTAAATGCACCCTTTTGCACAATGTCGTTCCAGCTATCGACCAACGCAAAGACCGAGCCGTAACCACTAAACACGCCATCATCACTAATGGCCTTAATCTCAAACGAGAACCCCTTTTCCTCAAGTGCCATTGGCGACCCCCTTTTGCTGCCCAGATTGTGCGATTGGTAAATAATTTGCAGGCACGAAATAGCCGTCGCCCTCTTCGTACGAATCGAGGTCTTCCATTTCGCGAATATCATTTGGAGACAAGGCAGCAACTGAAAATAGCTTGCCGTAGAATTCACCACGCGCTTTCATATCGCCACGTAGTAGGCTGTTAAACATAAACGCCATGTAATAGAGAGGGCGATCTTTATCACTCAGCAAATCACGCGCCGCAGACTGCTCCCAGCGCCGCGCCCAAGGCAACAACGTATCGGTTACATATTCTTGCGACTGATGCTCGATATTGCTGAACGTAGCCCGATCTAATTGCCCAATCTTATGCAGAGGCATACGAAACAGCCGTGCAATTTCTTCCACCTGAAAACGCCGCGTTTCAAGAAACTGCAAATCGGTCAACTTCAAACCAAGCGATTCCCAACTTAAGTTTTCTTCAAGAATTAACGGCTTGGCAGCATTTTCTAAACCATCTGCGTTTTCTTCCCAACTCTCTCGCAAACGTTTGTAGGCCGGATCGCTCAATTTATTCGGCGTTTTCAGAACACCTGGGCCAGTAACACGGCCGCCAAACATCCGAGCACCATGCTCTTCAGCGGCCATTGCCAATCCGAACGAGTCACGCGCATATTCAAGCGGCGTAACACCCATCCAGCCATTCAAGGTAAACCCGCGCAAGTGCAAGATGTCAGGCTGCTGATATGTTTTGCGTGCCCCATTGCTGGCCGTATAGACATAACTCAAGGTCAAATCCAAGCCTTGCTTTACCTCCACTCGATCAGGATGTAGTGGCAACAACTCGATCACCCGTCCTCCGTAACCACGCACAATCAGCGCATAACCATTACCACGCAGCAACATAAACGCAGTCAGCAATTGCACGAACTCGAATGGCGTTTGCCAGCCATTGGGCTTGGCAACCAATACGGCATACAAGGAATGATCGACAGCACGTTCTTTACCACGCGATTTACGTCGATATAAATGCAAATTAAGCTTGGCTAAATCCTCACTAATATTGCGAACACAGGCATAACACGCACTTACTCGCAATACCGTTTTTGAGTTAACTGAAAGACCGACTTTAGAAAGTCCGCCACCGTAAACATCACGAACCATCGCCTCATTGAGCAACGCTACGGAATTTTTAGCGCCCCAAGGCCATTTAAAGTTGAATTTCATCACACCGTCCTAATGCCTTGAGACTCATAAATACTTAACTCTTCACCAAACAAGGCGCGATTCATCGCCATGATCGTGGCGACGATGCCGTCGATTCGATCACGCGATTTCTTTTTGTTGGGGCGATAGTTGTCATTGGTATCGCACAGCAGCACGACATTACCGGCATTCCAGCGCAACACCGGATGCCCACCGTGCGCCAAGCGCCCTGAAAGCACCAGGCCTTCGAGATGCTTGGTGGGCGCAGTGAGCATTTGGAAGTTTTGCGGCAGTTTGACCATGTTGATACTGTCGTCCATCAGTTCAGTGGCGATCTTGGCGGCGTTCCATTCGTCGTACGCGACCTCTTGCAAATCAAAGTCGCGGGCGTCTTGCAGGATTTGTTGCCGGATATATTCTTGATCGACCACATTGCCTGGCGTGGCGATGAGATAGCCTTGCTTATGCCAAGCGCGATACGGCACGCGATCTTTGACTTCGCGGCGATCCATATTGTCTTCAGGGACAAAGAAACGTGGCAGCACATACCAATTTGGATCGTTACCTGTGGGCGGAAATACCAGCACCCACGCGGTTAAATCGGTGGTACTGGCCAGATCCAACCCCCCAAAACACGCACGCCCGTGCAGTGCTGTCTCATCAAATACCGCCGCGCCTTGGTCCCAATCGTCAAGATTGAGCCAAGCCTCGACTTGTTGCGTCCAAACATTGAGTCGTTTGGTAAGGAAATTGAATAAAGCGGCAGGTACTTGGGCAGCCTTCCGAGCGGCGTCGCGCAGTTCATCGACAAACACTGAGATTCCGAGATTTGGATTAGCTTTTCCCCAATGCTGCTCATCGCGCCAATCATCTTCTGCATCAAGGGTGTAGATAACACCACCAAACGAATCGTCATCGGTCGTACCCTCCAAAATATCGATTAAGTATTTGCGCTGCTCGAGGCAGATTGAGCCCTCTTGATTGAAACCCGCCGTGGTAATCGCGCACATCAAACTATTGCGCCGCGCACCGCGTGCGGTATCGAGCACGTCCCAAAGCTCACGACTTGGGTGGGCGTGTAGTTCATCGATGATCGCGCCATGCACGTTCAAGCCGTCGGCAGTTTTAGCGTCGGCACCGAGTGGGACGTATTTGTTCGACGTTCCCGCAATAAACAGTTTGTTGTTTTGACTGGTGATCAACTGGCGCAGGCCAGGTGATTGCCGAACCATCATTTCTGATTCGGCGTGGGTAATCTTGGCTTGTTCGAGTTTGGTGGCAGCGGTGTAGACCTCGGCACCAGGCTCTTTGTCGGCAGCAAACAGGTATAAACCGATGCCGGATAGCTTGGTCGATTTGCCGTTTTTACGGGCAACTTCTTCGTACCAGGTACGAAAGCGGCGTGTGCCATCAATTCGGCGCCAGCCAAACGTGACGGCAATCCAAAATTGCTGCCACGGTTGCAGATCAATCGTTTGGCCTGCCCATTGCCCCTTACTTTGTCGGCAATGCTTTTGAATAAAATCAATAACGTGCTGGGCGTGGGCGATGTTGAACACCAAGCTTTTATCGCCAGCCTCACGCAGATCACGAAAGTGACGCTCAACAGCCAGCTGCGTGTAGCGACAGGTGTTGATTTTGCCGTCGAGCACATCGAGGCCGTATTGGTCCCAGAGTTGTTGCTGATAGCCAGCGGGTATTAATCCACCCGATCCCCGATGAAGCCCAGAATCTCGGCCAGCTCGGGGCTGATGATCTTGCCCTTGCTGATCGCTTTGTTCTTGGCGCATGAGTAGACTGTCATCCCGTTTTTCTTGAGTAGCTCGCGAATTTGTTTGGCGATTTTTGCCCTGTTGTAACTGGCACTAATTTCGTAGGTGCGACCTGTTTCCGCGCTGGCGGCAAAATGCCGACCACCGTGATCAGAAATCCATTCTTTGCAATCTTGCCAATCGGCAATCGCGGCACACAGCAGGCCAAGTGAAATACCAGCCGTAGAAAAATCAAAGCCGCTGGGTTCAAGCAGTGGCAAGAGCTCTTTCCATATTTGTTTTTCTTTCGGGCGCATCGTCCACGGTGGGGGCGATGGCATTAAGCCTGCAGAGGCCTGATCCAGTTGACCAATCAGCTCAAAGGGGTTGAACAAATCGTTTTGATTCGCCAAGCGATCAATGGCGCGAACTTGCGCCACGGATAAAACCGTCAGGCCCGTTTGATCGAGGTCTTTCAGCACTTCGACGCGAGCGCGGCGTTCGGCCATCGATTCGTCGGACTCGAGCGAGCCCTTGTTACGATCTTCTTCGTATCGGTCACCTTCGGCATAAACTGCGTCGGCATGTTCGCGCCAGCCGTCAATCTTGTCGGCCAACATCGCGATCGACATCAGCGCCGAGGTGTAATCGATCTTCGCTTGGTCGAGCGCATCAATCAAATACGACCAAACTTGACGCGATCTGCGAGTTTTTAAAAACTTGGGCGGACGGTATCCATGCTTGGAGCCGCCAGCTTTGCGGGTTTCAAGCCCCATAGCGAACTCCAAAGCAGCAAAACATCAAATCAAATGAAAAATGAAGCGATCTCACAATGGAAGGCGATTCAGACCCCCCCCTATGAAAATCAAGGAATAATTTGTTAATGGCTAAGCTACCGGTTCTGAATGGTGAGGGCATAGACTTTTTACCCCCCCCCCACCCCACAACCTGCGGCAACCTGTAAGAATCCACGCCAAGCCGTCAGAATCAGCAGCCACCCGAACGCTCGAGTCGCTGCTTGTGCATGCTGTGGCAGGTCGTGCAAAGCGACTGCCAATTGCCGTCCGTATCCCAAAACAACTCTTGGTCGCCCTTATGCGGCACGATGTGATCGACCACATTCGCAGGCGTCAATCGTCCAGCCGCTTTGCACATCACGCACAAAGGATTGCGCCGCAAATAGGTTGCACGCGCCTTAGCCCAAACATGGTTATAACCACGTTCACTAGCCGACCCACGTCGATCATCAAACTCCTTGCGAGCCTGCTTCTTATGCACCTCGCACTTGCCCTGTCCGCCACTCACTAACGACTTGCAACCTACATGCGAACAGGGCTTCTTTGCTGCAACTGGCATTACTCACTCCAAACAGCAGGCATAAAAAAAGCCAGCCCCAAACGGGAACTGGCAAAGCATCGACCACTCACAGCAGACGCACTGGACAGCCAACGACAATCAATCAAGCGGGGGCAAGAATTGGGATTGTTGTCGCGACTGTCCACTACATCCGCCAGCGCCAGAAACACAAAAACCCCGCGCAAAGGCAGGGCTTAGAAACGACAAAACCCCACCTTTCGGGCGGGGTTTCTTTCGCTAGACGTAGTAATCAACTCATAGCGGTTTGAAGGTTAAAGTGTCGGAGCTAAGCCGTCAATACTTTTTTTAAATTATTTACCACCACCACATTTCCAGCCCCCAAGCACGCAGCCATCGCCGCACGCCCCACCACCAACAAAGGCACCTCATCAATCCCAACCTGCAAAGCTTCCATCACCAAAACATGCGCCCGATGCAAGCGCGTGTAATACGTATCACGATGGCAACCACAAGCCAGTGCATGCTGCCCCGCCGTACCAGGCATCATGTAACACTGCCAAACCGCCTGATGCAATTCAAACGGCAAATATGCCACAATCTTTTGCAACTCATGCATGTCATCCTCACACACATCATGCGGCAACCCTGCAAACTTCCCACCACCTGCTGCCTGACCTAACCGAGCCAACTGGCTCTGCACATAACCCAAGCCACAATCATCACGTCGCCCAGCCCAATCCGCCCAATCCTTCAACTGCTTATCAATAAATTCGATCATTCTGCCCCCGCGTGCTGACCACCTGAATAGGGACCTCTAGCCGCCGTCCGTCGCTGCATACACAGCAATCAGCAGGGCTTTATTTTGAACCGCTATTTTACCGCACAACCGCCTTGCCATTCACCTTCTGATTCAACATTTCTGCCAATCCACCCAACGCCGCCTTAGCCGCAGCCACATCACCCCGCGCATACACCTTCTCCGGTGGCCGCTCAGGAATCGGCGGGCAATTGCCCTCCAACCGCCGCGCCAAACACTCAATCCAGCGCACCTTACCCACCCCGCGAAAACTCGCCGAACGAATTGAACTCAAGCCAAAATCATACGCCGCCCAATACACCGCAGGGCTCGACCAATCCGCCACCAACGCATCCGGTGCATGCGCCTTACGCTGCGCCTCGACAAACGCCGCCTTGTAATCCGCCTCTGGCCTGCACATCGCCGCCAATTCGCCCAACGATGGCGGCATAGAATCCGCCTTCAAGCTCGAACGCAAACGATCCAACGCCGCCCGCATCCAAATCCACTTCACACCCTGCGCATACAAAAACGCCGCCGCCTCATCCTGCCAAGCAATCATCGCCGACTCATCCGCAAACAAAGCCGACCAACGCGCCCCATACATCGCCGCCAAACGCTGCCGCAACATCACAATCGGTAAATACCCATCCGCCCCAGCAGGGCGAGTCCACGCATTTTTTACTGCCATCACACACCTCCTCTCAATGCATCACCGGCGGCGGCAAACCAGCCCGCGCAAATACCCGTTGCTTAAACGACCAAGCGTGCTCATCTTTCCCTTGCTCAAGCCCATACTCAGCGCCAGCCGAAACAATGCCAGACCATGATTCCATCCAAGACAACACAGGCAAAGGCTTGCCTTGGCTATCTCGCCCACCACCCTCGAGCCGTCGCGTTTCAACCACCTTAGCCAAATACATCACCGTTTTTGCCACGGATCCAGCACCACGCCTTGCCTCAAAAACCTCAGCAGGCAACACGCCATCAGCAAACCAACGGTAAAAGACCTTCGCCGCCTCATCACTGCCAACCGCTTTTTGCTCGAACCCTAGCTCAAGCATGATCGGAACCCAATCACTCGCTTTTTTAATCTTGCCAAACCCATCCTTCATCATCGGCGAGTTATCCACAGCAACACTATTTACAGTTTGAGATGATGATTCTATTGAATAAGAAGGTTTTCTCAGATCACCGAACTCTGATGTATGGGGTACTTCGTTGCTTTTGGCTATGGGGTTAATCTGTGGCACATCTTCCGCAAACCCTTGATCTGATTGGCTTTCGCTCTGTTGCTCTTGGTCTGTTGTTAATCTGTTGTTAATCTGGGGTACTTCTACAGAACGTGACTCTGATGTATCAGCCAAAATAAGCGAAAAAATAAGCTGCCGATCAGCAGGAACCACCCGCAACAACCCCGCCCGCTCGAGCAACTTCACAGCATGCCGCAACGCCTCAAGCTTCGGCGAACCCGACTCATTCGCCGCCCGACCTTGGCACGGCTCAATATACAAATCCTCACGCAAGGCCTGATAGCTGATCTTAGGCCGCGCACCCACCGTCCCAGTTCTAAAATCCATCCGCCGCCGCAATGCGACATAAAGACGGTGCGGCATATGCGGCAAACCCATCAGCGCCTGCCACTCATCATCATTAATAAAAAATCGACTCATGCACCCACCCGCCCCAATCGCAGAGCCTCAAGCTCTGCCAGCTTATCTTTACCCGCCGTATGCGCAGCATCCTTAGACAAATAGCCGCTCGACGTCGAATACACCTCATCACGCCCACCTTTGAGCAGCGAATACGCCCACAGTGTTTTGTCATTACTCACATACGATTCCACCTTCAAACGCATACGACTCATATCCCCACCCCACACTCCGAAAATCACGCCACCACAACGCCGCTACGGCTCTCATGGCGCAACAAATCCTGCACTTCATCATCGCCATACACACGATCCAACAACGCCAGGTAATGCAGCACCTTGGCATGTACCGTCTGCGCGGTATTGAGCAAACCTGCACGCTCGCGCACATCCACCCGCCCATCATTGCCCACGGCCTGCTGCGCCCTGGTCGACAACTCACCAAATGCCGTACTGATATGCATCAGCGCCACCAGCAAATCCTCATCGTCCTCAATTGCGCCCAGCTCGGGCAATTGCACGAACACGCCATTCAACTGCCGCGCCATCGCCGCAATCGTATTGCGCCCACCTGTCAATTCCATCACCGACAACGCATCATCCACACCCAACACCGCGCGATTATGTCCCGTCAGCTTATGTCGCAAGGTTTGCGGATAGCCCGTTACTTTCTGGCTCAAATCTTCTTGCGAATACGCCCACAACCGACAATCCGCCCGCGCTGCATCAACTACACTCGCTTTCACATCCATTTCACACACCTCACTAGCTTGTTGTGCGCTGACTCCGCGCGCTATTTAAATCAAAATGCCTTTGTGGCATCGACTACAAATAAAAAAAGCCAGCCCACAAGAGGCCGGCAAAAATCAGCCCCTATTCAGTAAGGGCCGATGAGGAAACAGGGCAACGAGCCAAATGCAAAGAAACCAACTTAGTCCCAATTGAATAACTCAATCGCTCGCCACGATCACCGCGAGCAAGTTGATCAACCATCGACTTAGAACACTGAATTTGCTCGGCCAACTCAGCACGACCAAGGCCAGAACTAAGCAAATTAGCGACGATTTCTTGCCAATTTGGACTCATAAAAATAACACCAATGAATTAATTGACGCATTTATAACTCATTTGTGTTTGTTTTGTAAACTCCAATGTGGCAACGACTTCTAATACAATCGAGATTATGAACACACTTGCAGATCGCCTCCGCCACCGCCGAAAAGAACTCAAGCTCTCACAAGAGGATCTTGGGAAGAAAATCGGCGTCAGCCAATCATCAATTGGGAATATCGAATCTGGCCGCAATCGAAGCGCCACATTCCTACCCCAGCTTGCGGACGCGCTCGGCATTAGCGCCCTATGGCTAGCCGAAGGTAAGGGTCCAATGATCAGCAACAACCCTCTTGGCGGACAAAGCAACGCGTCACTTAGCATCGATAATGATGAAGCAACAAGAATTTTGGCCGCAAACCAAGCCCTCAAAGCAGGCGAAATTAGCCTAGAAGAATACGCAGAGCATACCAACTCAATCGCGCTACCCTTTTACGAGATTAAAGCCAGCTGCGGCACCGGCGAACTCACTTTTGAAGTGATTTCACACCAATACTTCACTGACAAGAATGAGTTAAATAGACTGGGACTTAAACCTGAACACACTTTTTGGTGCCGCGCCGCTGGCGACAGCATGGAGCCCACCGTCAAAGATGGCGACCGCCTCCTCGTCGAGCAGCTCGACGGCCACAGCCTAACCGACATCCTCAATAACCGAATTTATCTATTCAGCTGGAATGGAGAGCTATTTTGCAAACGCCTGATCCGGCAAATGGATGGCAGCCTACTGGTAAAAAGTGACAATAGCGAAAACCACCGCGACACACTGATCACCACCGAGCAAATCGGGCAAATGAAGCTCATCGGACGCGTCCGCCAAGCCCACACCCCACCCACGATGCTATAAGGGCACAAGCAAGCAACAACCCGCCTCGGCGGGTTTTCTTTTGCTTGCAACGAGCGTAAATTTCACCCTACCAACTTTGGAGCAGCCTATGTTTAAGACAATCACCCTGATGTCATTAGTTCTATTAGCAAACAGCGCAAATGCAATTCAATTCACTGATTGCATTAATATCAAACCAGACAAAAAAAGACTTGAATGTTTTGACAAGGTGGCCGCCGCCGCCACGGCAATCAACACTACACCAACAACACAAACAACAGCAGCAGCTACCCTTAAATCAGACAAGAAAAAAACCTTAACTGAATCAGAAAAGATCATCTCAGCCAAAATTCTTCACAAAGAATACAAAACTCAAAAGTACAAAAGCGGCATTTATTTCGACATAGAGCTCACTGCGGTAAGCCTAGAAAAACCAGCTAGAGCCATCAAAGGAATTATGTTATTTCAAGACCTATTTGGCGAAACCCAACACAAACTATTGTGGACGCTCAACTCGCCGCCAGCACCCAATGAATCAACATACGAATACGCAACAGGCTTTGATTTCAATGAGTTCAAAAGCGAGCACATATGGATGAAAGACACTGATAAAAATGATATGAAAGCCATTTACAAAGTACAAAGCATTATTTATGAAGATGGTACTCAGAAAGACTTTTAACCCCGCAACCCGCCTCGGCGGGCTTTCTTTTGCGCGCCAAAACCTCCCCAGATCATCTAAACCCTTAAATTGCTATAATTTAAATCAACCCCAAACACAGTACAAAATCCATGAGCACCCTTGCCGATCGAATCAATACCGCTATGAAACACAGCAAAATCAACAATACACACCTCGCTAAAGCAGCAAAAGTCACTCGCAGCGCGATCACCCAATGGTGCAATGGCAACACAAAAAATCTAGATGCCGCAACCTGCATTAGAGCAGCACAAACCCTTGGAGTATCAGCCATCTGGCTAGCTGATGGCAGCGGCTCGATGCTAAACCAAGAAACAACCGCCACCACATCATCGCTAGCTGATCGACTGAGATCAGCTCGGAGCATTAAAAATTTCACACAACTTGAAATTGCCACACAATCAGGACTATCTCAAAACCACATTTCTCAATTAGAAAATGGCACAAGGAAAAGCACCACCAAACTGGCACAGTTAGCACTAATTCTAGACGTAGACCCCCACTGGCTAGCAACTGGCGAAAACGACCCGTCCTCCAAGAAAAAGCCAGAAGAATCTACCCACACCGAGAACACCATTCATCTACTTGAAAGACTATCTACCCTTTTCGAAAAAGGCCTTCTAACTAAGTCAGAATTCGAACAAATCAAAACTAAGCTGATTTTTTAACACCCCAGCCAAAACTGAAGCCACCGTCTATCCCTATTGTGTTTTTTTAATCACAAAAAACCACAAAAAAACACACGGCCAACCAAAATAAACTCAAATGAGTTTGACAAATAAAAACTCATATGTGATATTTGCCTCACAACACAAGTGAGGTGAAACCATGCAACTCTATCAACTGACCCAGCTAGCCACTCAGCAAGGCTATTTACGCGCCCTGCACGAACTAGAAGCGATGCAACACAGCATCGACTTGCAAGAGCGCCTTATCGACCAAATCAACCAGCTCGACAATATCCAAGCAGCACCGGCGCTCCGCAATCACACCTACGGCACACCAGGCATCGAAATTCAAATCGAGCACATCGAGCAGATTAAAACCATCAATGCATTGATCGAATCGCACGGCTGGTCAAAGTGCGACCTTCACCCTTCTATTGAGCCGCACGCCCACTATCAAGTCTGGATGGCGCGAGACACAAAGATCAGCACCAACCTTGATGACTCAGCACAAGAACACCGCCTACACGGCTTTGCGATCGAATACCTCGCCAAAGAGGTGCAGTAATGATCGCCGCCCACAAAATCCCCAACATCAATTTGCGCCCCAAAGGCGCGCAGCTGGTACGCGATGTTTCCAACGATTACACGCTACTCAATTACCTAACCCGCCACGGCTGGCGCGTCACCGAAATCGACGATCGCGCTGGCTGGTACTGGGCCACACGCAAATGCAAAAGCTTAAAGAATTAATCGTGATGGCCGCAATTGCGGCGCTCTGGACTGCCGCCGGAATCGGCTGGCTTTTAATCAAACACTAAGGCAATCAACATGAACACACTGATTGAGCAAGTTCGCAGCACACTCGCTGCCGCCCGCGAGCCGATGGATCGCAAAGCCATTTACAACCACTGCGATCTGGCTGAAACCTTCGACCAAATTAGCCGCTCACTCAACACCCTACTCAACAACGGCGATATCGAAAAAATCGCCCCACTACGCAATGGCGATCTCTGCCGCTGGCAAATGACCGACAGCGCTAAAGCAGCCCACAACACCAAGCAGCTCGAAGACGCCGCAGCCGCAGAAAGCTATACGCCCGAGCAAATCCAACAGCTGCAATCCGCACTCAATGCCGCCAACAAAGCGCTTGGTTTACGCGACCAAGAAATCGCCAAACTCAACACTCGCCTTACCGATCTAGCCGACGAAAACGACGATCTGCAAGAAAAACTAGACGACCTACAAGGCATTGGAAACAACAATACCTCTACGGTGCATATCGCTGTAAATCATGCAGATATAGCGCTAGCCGATCATACCGTCAAAGTTTTGCTACACATCAGCCGCCAAGCCAACGGCCAGCACCAAGCGTCCATCATCGAACAAAAGGCGGCCTAAACATGAATCGCCGACTACGCCGCTCATTCACGCGCCAGCTCAAAATGGTCAAAACCCACACCGAAGCAATGGCACGTCTCTTAGCTGGAAAAGACTGGCAAGAGCCGCCCTACAGCTGGATCCAAATCAAAGCCGAAATCAACCGCTACCACCATTTGCAAATCGAATACTGGCACCGTAAAAACCGCCGCGAAGAATTCCTCAACACGGAGTACCCCATCTAAATGTCAGATCCAAACGACCTCGCCAGCGATATCGAGCAAGCCAACCGCGATACCGCAATCGAAAAAACCCGCAGCGCTGCTCGCATGCGCTTTGCCACTGAATGCCGCCATTGTGGCGACGATCTTGAGCCGCATCGCCAGGTATACGGCAGCTGCTTTGAATGCCAAACCCGCATCGAAAAACAGCAAAAGCAAGGCATCCGATGCGCGAACTGAAATTTTATTGCCGCAGCTGCCGCACGATTTTTGGCCGTGGCGCAGTGCTACCCAAGCACTGCAGCAATTGCCAATCCATCGACATCATAGGCCGAGCCGATTAATGCCACGCAAACCATGCAACACACAGACCCAAGCGCGCAAACAGCGCAACAGCCGCGCCAGCTGGCGCTTTGACCAACAAAAACGCGATCACCAAGCCAAGGCCAACAACCCTGCCGCCCACACGATCACCCCGTCACACAAATCGGAGGCCGTATGAATCAGTCAAATCAAACCGCGCTAATCGACACCCACGCCCTACTGCTCACCCTACAAGGCTTGGCCGAAGCGCTAAAAAACCCACCGCGCACCCTCAAGCCCGATGACCGCCTATGGGATGCCGACACCGTCGCCGACTATCTGAGCGTCACCCGCCGCCACGTCATCGAGCGCTACGCCTGCCTACCCGACTTCCCCGCTGCAATGCTGCTACCCACCAGCAGCGAAAGCAAAGCCCAGCGCCGCTGGAAACCCACCGACATCCGCCGCTGGGCAGAACGCCGCCAAGAGTCAAAAAGATCACTCAACTAATCGGGTATCCGTATTTCGTGGTTGTTAGCCAAAAAAGTATAAATACCATTGGGTGATATCAAGATGAAAATCAAACATGTTGTTTCTGTTTCTGGGGGCAAAGATTCGACGGCTACTTTGCTTGTTGCTCTCCAGCGCGTATCTCGCGAAAACCTATGTGCGATTTTCTGCGACACAGGAAACGAGCATGAGGCCGTCTATGAATATCTTGATTATCTTGAGCTGGCTTTAGATATAAAAATTGATCGACTTAAGTCTGATTTTAGCGATGAAATTCGTCGCAAACGGATGTTTATTGCGCGTGATCAACGAGTAAAACGTGACAAAAAAGGCCGCAAACTTCGTTGGACTAACAAGGCTAAACGCCGTGCTTTGGAAGTCCTCAACCCAACTGGCAACCCGTACTTGGACCTTTGCTTATGGAAGGGGCGCTTCCCAGGTCGCAAGACTCAGTTTTGCACTGAAGAATTAAAGCGTAACCCTGCTGTTGAATATCAATTAAATTTATTAGACCAAGGTTATCAAGTGGTTAGTTGGCAAGGCGTGCGCCGTGACGAAAGCTTTGCACGTCGGAACGCAAAAAAATCTGAGCGAATCACTCTTAAATTAAGAACATTTAGGCCGCTTGTTGATTGGACTGCTGAACAGGTTTTTTCATTTTGCGCCCAGCACAAAATAGAACCAAATCCGCTTTACAAGCAGGGTATGGGTCGAGTTGGTTGCATGCCGTGCATCAACGCCTCAAAAGCTGAGTTTTCACAAATTGCGAAACGCTTTCCACAGCATATTGCACGAATTTCAGAATGGGAGAATTTAGTGGCCTCAGCATCAAAACGACAGGCCGCAACTTTTGTACCTGCGCCAGGCATTGCGACTAAAGATGCAGGGCAGCATGGCATTTATAGCGTTGTCGAGTGGGCAAAAACCACTCGTGGCGGTCGGCAATATGACCTGCTGGGCGATCTGACAGAGTTAGCGACCTGCGCTTCTTCTTACGGATTATGTGAATGATGTTAATACCACTTGAAATCTATCAACCACAGAATACGGATACCCAACTAATCCAAAGGAAAAATCATGGCTAATATCACTCACACCGCAGACGCAAGACTACTTCACGCCGCACTTGCTTTTGCCGCCAAGCAAGATCCACGCTATTACCTCAACGGCATCCACTTGCGCGCCACAGTCAACGGCGACGGCTGCATTATCGAGGCCAGCAACGGCCACATGGCCGTCGTGCTGCACGACAAAAGCGGCAGCGCCAACGACACATCCATCATCGTGCGCCGCGACATCATCAAAGCCCTACCCCAAAACGGCACCGTCACGTTTTACGATGACGACAGCCTGAGCTTTGAGCCAAGCCAGCGCGGCAAACTCAAAATGAGCTTTTCAGAAATCACGCTCGAAGGCAAATTCCCCGACCTACAGCGCGTATTACCCCGCCCAGAAAACCTCAAAGCAGGCATGCCAGGTACAGACTGGCAGCGCCAATTCATCATCGAGGCCTTGCAGTTTTTCCCACGCCTGCATGGCGGCTACGACTCTGTACGCGTATTTCACAGCAATAACGGCGAAACACCACCAGACAGCCACTACCAACCCGCCGCGATTTTCACCAACGACGAAGAAGACGCCTTTGTGATTGTCATGCCACTGCGCGGCAAACCAACCCTCGATACCCCACGCTGGTTCTGGGGCGAACAGGCCGAACCGCAAGAGGCCGCCCAATGCTAAGCAAAAAAGCCCTTCACATTCTGCAACACTCCCTTGGCCTAGATGAATACGGCCAAGGCCGACAATACCGCAACCACTATGTCGCAGGCGAAGGCCATCACTCATGGCCTGAACTCCTAGCACTTGAAGCCAGCGGCCACATAACCCGCCGCAAAATTAATCCGGCCTTAATCGGAGGAGAAAGCGAGTTTTGCTTTTGCGTTACCGACAAAGGCATTGATACCGTCGCACAAGAAAGCCCTGCCCCACCTGCAATCCCCAAGAGCAAAAAAACTTACGATGATTATTGCAGCATCAGCGAGTGCTACGACAATTTTGCGCACTTCTTGGGATTTGATAAGCCAGAGGTCGAGGCCGAATACACCACCGATACGCGCAACTATTTCCGTAAATTATGGCGCTACCGCATGAAATCATCACGAGGCTGCGGCGAATGGAAACCCACCAAGAAAGAAGCCAAAGCCAGCTACAAAGCCGACATGCTGCAACGCAAGGAAAAAGCTCAGCAATATGAAGGAGCCCCAGCATGATCCGCGAACAATTCCGCCTTCCAATCGATCAAGAATTAATCGTTGATCTATTCGCCGGTGGCGGTGGCATGAGCACGGCAATCGAGCAAGCACTAGGCCGCGCCCCAGACATTGCGATCAACCACAACGAGCAAGCGCTCAGCATGCACCAGGCGAACCACCCACAAACAGCGCATTACATTGCCGATGTATTCGAGGTTTGCCCACACGAAGCCACGAACGGCGTGGCCGTCGGCTATTTGCACATGTCGCCAGATTGTACACATCACAGCCAAGCTGCAGGCGGACAACCACGCAGCAAGAAAATTCGCGGACTAGCTTGGGTCGGCACTCGATGGGCTGGGCAAGTGAAGCCGCGCGTGATTAGCCTTGAAAACGTAAAGCAAATTTTGAAATGGGGGCCATTAGTTGCCAAGCGCGACAAAACAACAGGCCGCGTGATTAAGCTAGATGGCTCAGTCGCAGCAAAAGGCGAGCGCGTACCCGTTGATAATCAGCACCTAATTCCTGATCGCAAGCACGAAGGCCAAACATGGCGCAAATTTGTACGCACGCTGGAATCAATGGGTTACGTGGTCGATTGGAAAATCATCAACGCCGCTGACTTTGGCGCGCCAACCACTCGCGAACGCCTCTATATGATTGCCCGTCGCGACGGCAAGGCGATTGAATGGGCTAAACCGACGCACTTTAAAAACCCAGCAAAAGGTCAAAAGAAATGGCGCGCAGCGGCGGAGTGCATCAATTGGAATCTGCCTTGCCCGTCGATTTTTAAACGCAGCAAACCGCTGGCCGACGCCACCATGCGCCGAATAGCTAAAGGCATGCAGAAGTTTGTCATTGATGCGGCTGAGCCATTCATTGTACCGATTGCGAACTGGTCAAACGACACGCTACATGCGACTACGGAGCCATTGCGCACAGTGACTGCATGGCCGAAGGGTGGCAGTTTTGCCCTTGCAGCTCCGATACTCATTCAAGCCGGACACGGCGAAGGCAAGCCCGGTGCACGGCGCTGGAGTCATGGCTCAAACGATATTCAAGGTCCACTTGGCACCGTTGTTGCCAGCGGCGGCGGTCACGCCCTAGCAACCGCCTACATGATGCAAGCCAACGGCGGATTTAATACAACACCAGGCCATGACGCGCGCAAACCGACCAGCACGATAACGAACACGGGCAGTCAACAGCAGCTCGTTACCGCCAATTTAGTGACGCTCCGTAAAAACTGTGACAGCGAAGATATTGCCGAGCCACTCGGAACAATTACCGCGAATGGCACGCATCACGCCTTGGTTGAGTACACGCTAGCACCAGAAGATACCGAGCGCGCATTACGTTGCGCTGCGTTTCTGATTAGCTATTACGGCACAGACAATATGCGATCGCTCGACGAACCCGCCGCGACGATCACAACCCGCGATCGCTTAGCGCTGGTCACGGTTTGGATCGAAGGCGATCCTTGGGTAATTGTCGATATCGGCCTGCGCATGCTGTCGCCAGCCGAGCTGTACGCCTGCCAAGGTTTCCCACTCAACTACATCATTGATCGCGGCCACGATGGACGAATTTTCACCAAATCCGACCAAGTGAAAATGTGCGGCAATAGCGTACCGCCACCACCCGCCACTGCGTTTATCCGTGCGAACTTGCCTGAGCTGGCAGCTTGGAGCACTAAAGAGCGCAAAGAACTAGAGAGAATTGCAGCATAA